AATACTCTCAATGTTCCAACAATTGTGCTGGATGGTGCGGTAGCTAATGGGTTGCAGCTCGACCCATTTGGTGTTGCTGCAGGAGACACCAAGGAGCTCCGATTTCTGGAGCTGGCTGCTAATGGCACAAACTACATAGGGTTTAAGGCACCTAGCTCCATCACTGCAGATGTGGTTTGGACTCTCCCAAGTGCAGACGCCACAGTCTCTGGGCAAGTCCTCACATCAAACTCTGCGGGGATCCTCTCGTGGACGACTACCAGCAGCGCCGGTGGTGCAAACACACAAGTGCAGTACAACAGCACTGGATCATTGGCTGGTAGTTCTAACTTCACCTTTGATGGTACGAATGTCGCGATTGCAGGTAACGTTAACCTGTCCACTGTAACATCCGCTTATCAAATTGGGGGGACAGACGTAATCACTATTAATACTGCACGCACTGCAACGATGATCGGTAGAAACTCCGGGAACCGTGCAAATCAGACAGGAATCGCTAACACCACGGTGGGTGACACTGTGGGAGATGCGATTACTACAGGCAATCGCAATGTATTGTTGGGCCAATCCACTGGAGCCACGTTAACCTCTGGGAGTGACAACATTGTGATTGGTCAGGGTGCCAATGTCTCGGCTGCTACCACCTCCAATGCTCTCATAATAGGCAGTTCCACCGCAAAAATTAAAACCATAGATATTGGTCCAGGGGTAATTAAACTTTTTAACACAAAAAATTTACCTGACAATGTCATCACGGGTGTGTTTACAATGACTCTTGTTTCTGGAACTACCCAAAACCGGGCAGCTTTCCGTATGCTTGCCATCGCAGAATCAACTAATGCTGGTTATGCCGAAGTGTCGATTGGTGAATATTTAATTGCACTAGCCTACGATGCAACTACCACTCCTGTGAAACAAAACGTTTCTTCCATTTCTTCATCAAGTATTTGGTCTGGTGGGGGCGGAGCTGGTAAAATTTTGGCATCTGTGAGTGGTTCCGGAGCCGTCGCAACAATTCGGCTTAGAATGAACCAAAAAGAGACCACCGGTCCTATTTCCAGTCGTGTTATGATTACTAATATTTCATCTGACCCGATTACTATCACAATTTTACCGTAACAAAACATAACAACATAACAACATAATATGTTACCATAATAAACTATGTCCAGGTTCGCAAACGGATTTTTTGGGGTTAGCGATGATACGCCTACTATACTGCGTATGTACAGCAACGATATTGAAGTAGCAGCCATCGATAGCATCGATGGATTTAAAGTTAAAGGATCCACTGTAGTCGGTATGGAGCTTTCTCCCTACGGGACAGAGCCTGGAAACACAAAGGAACTACGGTTCTATGGATTAGGTGGTAACCATGTTGCGTTCAAATCACCTGATACCATTACCGAAAACTTAACTTGGACTTTACCAGGAGTCGCAGCAGTAAACAACGGGTACGTCTTGTCATCAACCACAGCAGGGATCCTCTCATGGGCGGAGCAGTCAACCCTCAGTTCTGGTGGTGTGTCCAAGATTACAGCAAGTACATCTAAGGTCACAGTTACCGAGCCGCTTGAAGTCACTGACGGAAGTTCTGCAGCCCCAGCGTTTCGTTTCACTAGCGATCCCGGCCTTGGACTCTACCGCAGCACTAAGTACAACACCAGTGCTGTGCAGTGTGTAGGTCCACTTGCGTTTAGCGCACCTGTGACCACTTTCACGGGTGACTACATCGTGGCGGCGACAGATTCGGGCATTGTTCTGGTTAAAGATTCAGCAGGAAGTCAGACCATCACGTTACCTTCGGCTGTGATAGGATTTCGAGTCACCATAATTTACGCCAACACAACTGGGGTGTTGACTGTGTCAAGCAGCAGTGGTGACTTTATTCGCCGTGGTGGAGACTCAACGGGTTGGATAACTTGTCAGTGCTCAGCTGTTTTTTCAGTTCTCAATATGGTTGCTATAGACTCCATCAACTGGGTTCTTGTCAGCGAGTTTGGCACGTGGGGAATGTCAACATAATAAACACTTTTTCGGTCCGATGTGTCACCTCGTCCAGTCCACCGCCACCCCAGGTTCTGGACAATTGTACGAAACAGTACGTTTCCACCTGGGCTCAACCTGGATGAAGTTAAAAAACCATCAAGTGTCCACTTTATTTTAAATGTGTGCGGTAATTCACCAACAATAACATTTCTCAACATTATTTAATGTATCATACTTGCTTTGCTTTGCCACCACCGACAAACAGATGACAACACAAAATGAAGAGAGTGCAAATATTTTCGAGGTTGTTATTGCTGGAGACCTCGAAGCGGTGAATATCTACCTAACAAAAGCTGAAGTAGACGTGAACGCTCGTAATCCTCTTGGCTATACACTTCTTATGATTGCCGCATGTTATGGAAATACAAATATTGTGAGAGAACTCTTAGATGCCAACGCGGACATTGAAGCACTAAGCACCCCTGGGATAAGCCACTTGGATGAAGAGGGGTCCGTGGTGCACACTAATGGTAGTAGAACAGCTCTTATGTATGCGTGTGGGTTTGGCAAGGTGGAGACTGTAGCACTTCTGTTGGAGAGGGGTGCAAGGGCCAACGACCCGGAAAACCTCACCCTGGGGTTGGCCATAGAAAGTAGCTATATTGAGGTTGTGCAAATGATTCTTTCTGCTGGAGTAGACGTGAATCTGAGTAACTGTAACGGCTACACCGCGTTAATGAACGCTGCAACCACAGATCAGCCCGATATCGTACAGCTCCTCTTGGATTATGGTGCCGATCGTCACATGCGGGACGTAAGAAACTACACTGCGCTTGATTTTGCACATGACGGTGAAGACTGTGAGGAAACGATTGCGATCTTACAAGAATAAATGGTTGTTGTTTACAAAAAGAGTTTACCATGTGGAGCAGCTACGGCTGCCGTGTTGACGACCGACCACCAGCAAGACAAGTGGTGACCACCGGTCCGCTGCCACCGACCACCACCACCACTTGGTTGGGAGTAGCAGGGGTAGTACGTGTAGTACATGAGTAGCAGTAGGGTTATACTGTTATACGGTTATCGGTATAGATAGAGATGGCATCACGGTCTGGTGTAAAATGTGTGTTTGCCGGCCACCATCGGTGACCACACCCAGGCACACACCCAGGTGTCTGGCATCCAAGCCAAGCAGTCTCAACCACAAGAAGCACAATGAGATCTGATGGCTGCGATCAGAGCACCCAAGCTGCCAAATTACCACCACCACCACCACCACCACCACAAGTGCATGGGGGACGGTCAATTATAGTTCTTATTTAGGTCTGGTGTAAAATGTGTGTTTGCCAGGCCGGTCGGTGACCACACCCAGGCACACACCCAGGTGGCTGGCATCGAAGCCAAGCAGTCTCAACCACAAGAAGCACAATGAGATCCGATGGCTGCGATCAGAGCACCCAAGCTGCCAAATTACCACCACAAGTGCATGGGGGACGGTCAATCATAGTTCTTATTTATGTCTGGTGTAAAATGTGTGTTTGCCAGCCACCATCGGTGACCACCCCCAGGCACACACCCAGGTGGCTGGCATCCAAGCCAAGCAGTCTCAATCACGAGAAGCACAAGGAGATCCGATGGCTGTGATCAGAGCACCCAGGCTGCCAAATTACCACCACCACCAGCACCACAAGGCAGGGGGGACGGTCAATCATAGTTCTTATTTAGGTCTGGTGTAAAATGTGTGTTTGCCAGCCACCATCGGTGACCACAGGTCTTGGTATAATAAAAATTTGGAAAGTAGAAAGTGGGAAGTGGGAAGTGGAAAACCGAACCAGCAAGACAAGTGGTGACCACCGGTGGACCCAGGTTAAGTGGTGACCACCGGTCCGGTCTTGGTATAATAAAAATTGGAAATTGGGGTGGAAAGTGGAAGTGGTAAACCGAACTGTGACCTACATGCCACAACTAGGACTTATGACTGTTTTAGAGCCGCTGGGTGAACGGTTTACCGACAGCGGCTCCAGGTTTAGCCCCACCCTTTTTACACATGAAGCGCAACAGTTTCGAAAACCTGGAGTTTGACATAATGTTATTGTGCGCCAGGAAGAGGGGTTTTTATTATAATCTCTCATATTTAAAATTCCAAAAACTATGTCGACTAAAACCTGCAACACTCCAGGGTGCAACACCACCGGCCCGGCCGAGACCTTTCATGGCCGGAAGTGTAAATCATGCAAAGCGGCAAAGTCGCGCGCGCATACCGCATCCAAGCCCAAGAAAGAGACCCCACTAATCTTTTACGGAAGCGTCGAAGCGTACTCTTCCGCGCTTGAGACGCGCAACACGATGGGGTTTGGGAAGCCCCCCGAGCGTGAGGCGTTTTCAAGCGAGGATGAGTTCACGAAAGCAAGTGGCGTGCACAAGGAGTGCAAACGCAAATACCAGGCCGAGGCATCCATTGCCTCGTATCACAAGCGGGCGAAAAATGATCCGACGTTTCTGCAGAACAATGCGACTAACCAACGTGAAGCCCGCGCACGTTCCCCGGAGAGATTTGCCGTTTCCGACAGGCGCTACGCTCAGTCGCATAGCGTGGAAAGAAAAGCGCTTGCTCGAGACTACAGGGAACGACATCGCGACCGCTTGAAAACATATGACCGTGAGCGACGAACTACTGAGTACTGGGCGGCAAAGTACGCTGATCCTCACTACCGTGCGAAGAAGAAAGCGTATCGCGCCGCGAACATGGACTCTATCGCGGCGTATAGACGCCAGTGGCAACGTGAGAATCCGCGGGAGGGCATGGTAGAGTACCTACGAAACTACCGCCTCCGACTTAAAGACGCCGTCAACGAGGGAACTGTTCCGGTAACTTTTACCGCTTTTTGCCAAAAAGCCAAAGCCAACATTCATGCGCGGCCGATGTGGAATCTGCAAGAGGGACACCTTCGCGCCATGTTCGAAGCCGCCCAGTGTGCGTACTGTGCGACCGAGTGTCATTTCGAGAATGGGGAATGCTTCGGTATCGACCGCATCGACTCTTCCCGGAATTACGATGCCGACAATGTGGTCCTCTGTTGCAGACTGTGCAATTGGATGAAGAAAGATATGCCGTCGACCATCTTGTTTGGACGCGCGTTCCTTATCATTGAGTGGTTGACTGATGATGCGCGCACTGAAGTGTTGGGGTGCAGCGAAGAATGCGCTATCCCCGACGAATCTAAATGCAAAAGAAAAGCGGCCGCCCTGGATATCGACTACAACTTGACCCCCGCGGAATTCCTGACGCTGACACTCTCCCCTTGTTTTTATTGTGGAGAGTCAGGTCCCGGTGGCATTGACCGCTTGGATTCAAACGGTAGTTACGTGAATGAAAACTGCGTGCCGTGTTGCAAGCATTGCAACTTCTTCAAGAATGATCTGCCGGTGGAACAGTTCTACAAACATTTGTTTGCACTTACTGCGGAGCACAACTCGCCGGAAGCAGCGATGGCGGTATGCCAAGCTCGTATTGATGTGCAACAAGCGAGTTTACATGCACTCCACGCCACCACGGTCGAGGAGCTTGCTATCGTGCGCGTGCCGGACATGCGCGCAACTCGTCACGATTTTGAGATTGTCGCGGACGATGCCATTCCCGCGCAAGTTTATCGCCTGAAGGGCACGTACACATTCCACGCTGACCGAGAATGTATTTTCCGCAATCCCAAGGCTACTGACGACCGCCTAGAATTCAAATCATGGGAGGAATTCCCGGATACTCTGCGCCCGTGTCGCGAGTGTCACATGGTGGTGTCTCAAGCGCAACACGACCGGTATACGAATACTCGTGACAGAGCTCAACGGCACACGCGTCAAACTGGACCTACAACAGAGGATGAAAAACGTGAACGGGACAGAAAACGTAAACAAGAAGAACGCGCAAAAAAAGCACAACAAGAAAATCGAAATATCAAAACACACATGAGACCCGATGGTTATGACCCCGTGCAGTGGGCTCGCGAACTGCATACGAAGCGGCAACAAAAATACAGCGAAAGACTTGCGCGTAAGACCGAAGCTATGGAAATTCCAGCGGAAGAACTGAACGCCTCAGAAAATTAAAGAGCGACCAACAAGCAAGGTGGCGAGCAAAAAATAAGAGTAGTGAAGTTTTGTAATTTTTATTTTTAAATACATATCTTTTTGACAAGTATTTTGTAGTGTATATCTTTCGCACATGACGCCTTCTACATGACAATAGTGTCCATAGTGTCCATGATGTTTTCGTCCTCTTAGATTATGGTGCCGATCGTCACATGCGGGACGTAAGAAACAACGCGCAGAAAAAGCAGAACAAGAAGGTCGAACTATCAAAACACACATGAGACCCGATGGTTATGACCCCGTGCAGTGGGCTCTCGAACTGGATAGGAAGCGGCAACAGAAATACTGCGAAAAACTTGCGCGTAAGGCCGAAACCACTGGACCTACCACAGAGGATGAGGAGAAACGTGAACGGGACCGAAAACGTAAACAAGAAGAACGCGCAGAAAAAGCAGAACAAGAAGGTCGAACTATCAAAACACACATGAGACCCGATGGTTATGACCCCGTGCAGTGGGCTCTCGAACTGCATAGGAAGCGGCAACAGAAATACTGCGAAAAACTTGCGCGTAAGGCCGAAACCACTGGACCTACCACAGAGGATGAGGAGAAACGTGAACGGGACCGAAAACGTTAAACAAGAAAAACGCGCAGTGTTAAAGCAAAAGGTTGATTCTGGTGGAATATCTCCGTCTGAAATAGAACGCTTGCGTGTGTTAAAAACGGCGCAACAAGCTCGGTGGCGGCAGAAAAAGAGGGAGGAACAAGACATTTTGGAACCTGTTCGCGTATACACACCGAGACCTGATGGTGTTTCAGCAGAAGAATGGCGACAGTCGCAGGACAAAGAACGAAAGCGTAAGCAGCGTAAAGAGTTAAAGCGTAAGGCCGAAGCTATGGAAATTCCAGCGGAAGAAATAGAACGCCTCAGAAAATTAAAAAGCAACCAGCAAGCAAGGTGGCGGCAGAAAAAGAAGGAGGAACAAGACATTTTGGAACCTGTTCGCATATACACACCGAGACCTGATGGTGTTTCAGCAGAAGCGTAAGCAGCGTAAAGAGTTAAAGCGTAAGGCCGAAGCTATGGAAATTCCAGCGGAAGAACAGGACCGGTTGCGCGCACACTAAAGCGAGAAATGGCGTGGCAAATAGGGTATATTCTAATTTGTTTTATTTTAAAAGCTAATCCCTGGGGCCTGCCACCGTAGGGTATATTCTAATAATATTAACGAAAAAGCATGATTGTAATTTATTTGTCGGTGTCGAGTCTACTTTATGTAGTTGTCGGTGTCGAGTACCCTTTATGTAGTGACCTAATTGGCAAAACGCAAACCTCCAAGTCCGTACTTGAACCTCAGCACGTTCCAGTTCCGTGCGAACACGAGGATGCTTACGGAAGAGTTTCCGTCGTTGCCCACGCCGGTGGACGGTCCGTAGAACAGTCGTCCGTCCAGCTCAAGTTCGAGCACGGTGGAGTCGATGCGGGAGAAGTTGCACGTCCCAGAGGGCTGGATGTCCTGGGGCTGG